CGGCGTCGGGCGAGTTCATCGAGCTTGCTCTCCTTCGGCCGGGCGGCGCCCTCGAGCTTCCGGATCTGCGCGACGAGCTCCATCCGCTGCTTCGCCAGGGACGCGAGCCCCGGCGCTCCGGCCTTCATCGCGGCCGTGACCATGCGCAGGGTGTCGCGCGCCTCGGCGAGCTCATCGATCGGAGCGTCATCGGCGGGCGCCTCTGTGACCGCGATCGCGACGACCGCCGCGACCTTCTCGCGCTTCCCCCGCACCCGGGAGTTCTTCTGCTCGCGCGCCGCCGCGGCGCACGCATCATCGACCGGCTCGCCGCGCCGACGGTGCCGGCGATACGCGGCGGGAGTGCCGCACGGGGCGAGGGGACGAGCCATGGCGGCACCTCCCGGATGTCAGACCCGCCGAATGTCAGACCGCCCAACAGACCGTGTGTGAAAAACGGAAGATGGCGCGGTCTTGTCGCACTCGACCGGCGGCAAAAGGGACTGCTGCACGAATAGGTGACATCTGATCTGGCTTGCCCTGGGAGGGCGGCCTGGAAGGATGTTGCTGTGCCGAAGCCCTACCC